TCGGTGCTGAAAATGACTTCCTTGAAGAACTGCAAAAGGGAATGCAATAATGGAAATCGACAAACTGTTTAATGTAGACCAAGTCCCTGACGCTCTTTTTGACTCTGTAAACAATACGGTGTCAGAAGCTCGGGCAATGCAGAAGAAAAAAGCCGCAGAAAACGCACAAGCGGTCATTCAAGCACTTCAGAAGATGAAGGGCGACCTAGAAGGCAAGTATGACAGCGTTTATTCAATGCTTGAGTCTCGCATTGCTAGCATTCAGGACGGTCGTGATGGTATTGATGGCCGTGATGGGGTTAACGGTCGTGACGGTAAGAATGGAAAAGATGGTCTAGCTGGCCGTGATGGCCGCGATGGCGTGGATGGTATGAATGGTTTGGACGGTGCTGACGGTATATCGATTGCTGATATACGTCTGGACTTCGACAACAGCCTAGTCATCACCCTATCCAATGGTCGTGAGATTAATGCCGGTGAAATACTACCGCCGGACATTACTGATCGCCTGAAAATCATCATCAACCAAGGCGCAAGCGGTGGTGGTAGCGGCGGCAGCTTGCCAGACCAGACAGGCAACAGCGGCAAGTTCTTAACGACCGACGGATCGGCTGCATCGTGGGGTACCCCCGCTGGTTCAGGCGATGTGGTTGGACCAGCTTCTTCAGTTGATTCTGAATTGGCCTTGTTTAATAGCACTACTGGCAAACTAATTAAACGTGCAACGCTAACCGGTCTTGTTAAAGCAACGTCTGGCGTAGCAAGTGCTGCAACGGCAGGGACTGATTTTGTTGCGCCAGGCGGTGCTTTAGGCACACCGAGCAGCGGTACATTAACTAATGCAACCGGTTTGCCTTTATCTACCGGCGTAACAGGTAGTCTGCCAGTGGTTAATGGTGGTACAGGTCAGACAACCTACACAGATGGCCAACTGTTAATTGGTAACTCCACCGGCAACACGCTAACCAAAGCAACGCTAACGGCTGGCACAAACATATCGATTACAAATGCTGCCGGAGCTATTACAATTGCGGCATCGGGCGGTGGTTCTTCCAATATTTTGGAAAACGATCAGGTAATCGCGTCTAATTACACTATATCATCGGCCAAAAACGGCCTATCAGTTGGCCCTGTTACTGTAAACACTGGGATAGCGGTAACGGTCGGTACTGGTCAAAAATGGTTAGTTCTTAATTAAGGAATCAACATGAGTAATTTAAAAATTCAAGGAAATGCGAGTGGAACAGGAACTACCACTCTGCAATCTGGAAACACTAACAGCAATCTAACGCTTGCGCTTCCGATCGCAGATGGAACAGCCAACCAAGCTCTGGTTACGGATGGAGCTGGCGTTTTATCCTTTGCATCGACAGGTACTGGCGACGTAGTTGGCCCAGCATCGTCGGTCGATTCCGAGCTAGCGCTGTTTAACTCTACGACCGGCAAACTAATCAAACGCGCATCGCTAACTGGTTTGGTTAAGGCTACATCAGGCGTGGCGTCTGCCGCTACGGCTGGTACAGATTTCGTTGCACCGAGTGGTGCATTAGGCACACCAAGTTCAGGCACACTAACTAACTGTACTGCTGACGGTACTGATGCTGTTGGTTTTAGAAATGTACCTATTGCTAGTAAATCGGCGGCATACACTACAGTATTAGCTGATTCAGGCAAGGTTATATTCCACCCATCAACAGATGCAAACGCACGAACATTCACGATTGATTCAAATGCAAACGTAGCTTATGCGCTAGGTACTGTGTTGACGTTTATCAATATGACTAGCCAAGCTGTAACGGTTGCAATCACAAGTGACACGATGTATTTAGCAGGAACAGGCACAACAGGTAGCAGAACATTAGCGCAGTACGGCATGGCAACTGCAATTAAGATGACTTCTACAACGTGGATCATTTCGGGATCGGGGTTGACCTAATGAGCGGAATTCTTGGGTTGCTTTTAGCGAAAGCAATGGGCGGTGCAAATGTCACCGTTATTCAGCGTTTCCTTGCGTCTGGTACGTGGACTTGTCCTACTGGTGTTACTACCGTTGACTACCTTGTCGTTGCAGGTGGCGGTGGTGGCGGAAGTGATTTTAGCGGTGGTGGAGGTGCTGGAGGTTTTAGAACTGGTACTGGACTAAGCGTTACTGCTGGAACTGATTACACAATAACTGTTGCAGGTGGAGGAGCTGAAGGCGTATCAGGTTCAAATTCAACTTTTTCAAGCATAACTAGCAACGGTGGTGGAAATGGTAATAATTATGGAGCAACAGGTGCTACTGGTGGCTCTGGCGGTGGTGGCGGTGGTGGCGCAAGTACGGGCGGTGCAGGAAATACTCCTTCAACAAGCCCATCACAAGGTAATAATGGTGGGAATGGTGGCGGCTCTCCAGATGGAGGAGCTGGTGGTGGTGGTGGGGCAAGTTCTGTAGGTTTTAATAGTCCCGGTTCAGCATCAACTAATCCCGGAGGTAATGGAGGAAGCGGAACAGCTTCAACTATATCTGGAAGCAGCGTAACTTATGCTGGCGGTGGCGGCGGTGGAGCAAAAGCGGCTGATGGAGGAACTGGCGGTTCTGGAGGTGGTGGTAATGGTGGTCGTTTTACGCCTACTAATACTGCTGCAACCGCTGGCACTACAAACACAGGCTCAGGTGGAGGAGGCGCTGGCGGCGATTCAACATGCGTTGGGGCTGCTGGCGGCTCAGGCATAGTCATTCTTTCTTATTCCGTAGCATCACAAACAGTCTTTACGTTTAAATCATCTACTGCATGGGTATGCCCTACAGGTGTGACTGGCGTTGATTATTTAGTAGTGGCTGGTGGTGGTGGTGGTGGCGGTCAAGGTGGCGGTGGTGCTGGTGGTTTCCGCACAGGAACATCATTAAGTGTTACAGCCGGAACAGAATACACAATTACTGTAGGAGCTGGTGGTACTGGTGGGAATACTCCGGGTTCACCTGCAAGATCAAGCGGTACAGATTCTGTTTTTAGCTCTATCACATCTACTGGTGGTGGTGCTGGTGGCAATTTTAGTAATAGCGCAGGTCTTTCTGGTGGTAGTGGCGGTGGCGGTGGCGGTGCTGATACTGGAGGTACTGCTGGCAGCGGAGGGGCTGGAAATACTCCGTCTACTTCTCCATCACAAGGTAATAATGGTGCTTCAGGAACAGTTATAAATACAGTTTCTACTGGTGGTGGCGGCGGTGGTGCGACTGGAGCTGGAGCAACTGGAACAAACGGATCATTTGGTGGACAAGGTGGTGCTGGTACTGCGTCATCAATTTCAGGATCAAGTGTTACCTACGCTGGTGGTGGTTCTGGCGGCGGGAGCCTTTCATTATCCGGTGGTTCTGGTGGCGGTGGAGCTGGCGGTGCTGCAAATTCAAATGGTAGTGCTGGAACTGCTAATCTTGGCGGTGGCGGCGGCGGTGGTGGTAATACTTCCGGTAATACTGGCGGCAATGGCGGTTCAGGAATCGTAATTATTAAAATCAACCAATAAGGTTTATGGAAACTAAACTCTACAGAATGTATGGCATCGACGTTGCAATGTCTTTACTGCGTCCTAATGCTAAATGGGAAATATCAAACACTACATTTACACGTTGGGATGATCCTAGACCTTGCCCATCATGGGAAGAAGTGCAATGGGTAATGGATAAGATACGTGAGTTTGAGGATAGTATTCCTACGATATGGCTTGATGAAGATTTAACTAAGATGAAAGCTGATGCTGAAGAATTTGAGAAGGCTGTAGCGTGAATATAAATAACTTATTCCCTACTCCTGTAGCGTTCTTTAAGCTTGGTCGTGATCTGACTGAAGCTGAATTAGAGTTTATTAAAGGTCAGGAACGTCATGCTAATGAAGGAAATACTACTAGCAATGACAGAAAGATTTTAAAGAGTAAAGAACTTACTGAGATGCGTGAGTTTATTGAAGATTCTATGATGGAATACTTCAAAGCTATTCACGCTCCTAAGTTCGATGTGAGTCTGTATCTAACGCAGAGTTGGGCTAACTATACAGAAGCAGGTCAGTATCACCATAAACATTCGCATCCAAATAGCGTAGTGTCTGGTGTGTTCTATCCACAGGCTGATCGTGCGGTAGATAAGATTTACTTTTATAAAGATGGTTACGAGCGCATTAAGGTTCCTGCTGCTGAATACAATCCTTACAATTCTGAATCGTGGTGGTTTGAGGTTGGCGCTGGTGATTTAATTCTATTTCCATCGCATCTAACGCACATGGTTGAGACTAAAGTAGGTGACGATACTCGCATTAGCATAGCGTTTAATACGTTCTTAAAAGGTTACATAGGTTCAGATGAAAGTCTGACAGGTTTGCACTTGGGAGAAGAGTAATGGCGCATTTTGCAAAGATTGATTCAAACAATATCGTGACTCAAGTTATCGTTATCGATAACAAAGATACGGCAGACGCTAACGGTGTAGAGAAAGAATATATTGGTGCTGCGTTCTGTGAGCGTCTATTCGGTGGCACATGGAAGCAGACTAGCTATAACGGCAACATTCGTAAGAACTATGCTGGCATTGGTGATACCTACCAAGCTGATATAGATGCGTTTGTGGCTCCTAAGCCTTATGCAAGCTGGACGCTAGACGCTAATGCTCAATGGCAGCCTCCAGTAGCTATTCCTACCGATGGTGGAATGTATAGTTGGGACGAAGCTACAACAGCATGGGTTTTGAATGAATCCTGAGCTGCAAAAATATTACGAAGATAGATTCTCTATGATGGCCACCAAAGGGTGGCTTGACTTAGTAGAAGATATTGACGAAATGGTGAACGCATTAAATAATCTTTCTGCTGTTGAAGACGAAAAAAGTCTACAATTCAAGAAAGGCGAACTTTCTATTTTGCTATGGCTGAAAAACTTGAGACAAGTCAGCTCAGATGCTTATGAGGATTTAAATGCGCCGAATGTATGAATTTGCCTGTGAGAACGGGCATCGTATTGAAAAGTTGACTAGTTATGAGCTGGTTCAAGTTCAATGCGAGTGCGGAAGGTTAGCCGACCGCATAATATCTGCTCCAGCGTTCAGATTGGAGGGTTGGTCAGGATCATTCCCGACCGCCGCAGCCCAATTTGACCGTAGGCATCGAGAAAAACTCGCTGCGGAGCAAAAAGCGAACAGATAACCAGCAATGGCCTGTTTATGATCCTGGGAACCAAAAGATGGCAGGAAAAGGAAACCTAATATGTTGATTGACAATGAAGCTGAGTTGCCTAGTGAGTTAGAGACAGAGGAAGCCAAGCTAGATTCTACGATTGGTAATGACAAACCAGACCTTCCTGAAAGGTATCGGAATAAGTCTCTTGAAGACGTTATGAAGATGCACCAAGAAGCGGAAAAAGTCATTGGACGCCAAGCGCAAGAAGTCGGCGAAGTGCGGAAACTGGCAGATGAACTTATTAAGCAAAACCTTAGTTCTAGGCAACAACCTATTGCAGAGGCAGAGCAGGAAGTGGACTTCTATGAAGACCCACAAAAGGCCGTTCGTACTACGATTGATAGGCACCCTGACATCATTGAGGCTCGAAAGGCCGCATCGGAGTTAAGGGCGCTACAGACTCAGCAAAAGCTGACTCAAGCACATCCTGATTTTGAACAAGTCGTTCGAGATGAGGGGTTTGTGAATTGGGTTAAGTCGTCACCGATTCGTTTGGATTTATTTAAGCGAGCTGACGCAGAGTTTGACTTTGATTCGGCGCACGAATTGCTGTCCACCTATAAAGAGTTGCGTGGAATTCAGACTAAGCAAGCGAACCAACAAGCATCAACGGCTCGCCAGCAAACAATGAAATCCGTGCAGGTTGATAGCGGTGGAAGCGGTGAGAGTTCGAAAAGAGTTTACCGACGTGCTGACCTAATTCGGCTAAAAATGAATGACCCAGCCCGATATGACGCACTATCTGATGAGATTATGTCGGCGTATCAAGAGGGACGGGTCAAGTAACTTACTTTTGATCTAGGAGCATTAACATGGCAAATACAGCATTTTCCCCAACCAATAGCGTAACCGTATCGAGCGCAGGTACTTTCGTTCCAGAGATTTGGAGTGATGAGATTGTTGCTTCGTATAAGAAGAACCTCGTTCTGGCCAATCTGGTCATGAAGATGAACTTCCGTGGCAAAAAAGGCGATGTGATCCACATCCCAGCACCAACTCGTGGTTCCGCATCGTTAAAAGTAGCAACCGATGCAGTAACTCTGATTGCCGCCAGCAACACTGAAGTGCAAGTGTCTATCGACAAGCACTATGAGTACAGCCGTTTGATCGAAGACATCGCCGAAGTTCAAGCGTTGAATTCAATGCGTCAGTTCTATACTGCTGATGCTGGCTATGCTTTGGCGCGTCAAGTAGATACCAACTTGGTTCAATTGGGTCGTGCATTTAACGGCGCAACAGTTGGCACCGACGACTATGCAACTAGCAACACCACCACTAAAGCCTTCATTGGCTCGAACGGTACAACTGCATACAACTCAACATCGTCAAATGCAGCCGCTTTGACTGATGCAGCTATCCGTCGCACAATCCAAAGGTTGGACGACAATGACACCCCAATGGATGGCCGCTTCTTTGTTATCCCTCCATCAAGCCGCAACACATTGATGGGCTTGGCTCGCTACACTGAGCAAGCATTCGTCGGTGATGGCAATGCAATCCGCAACGGCGAAATCGGCAATCTGTACGGTATCCCTGTGTTTGTTTCGTCCAACGCTGATACTGGTGCTGGCACTTCAGGCACCGACCGTATTTGCTTGATGGGTCACAAGGATGCAATGGTTCTGGTTGAGCAAGTTGCGGTTCGCTCGCAGACTCAGTACAAACAAGAGTATTTGGGCACTCTGTTTACTGCTGACACTCTGTACGGCGTCAAAGCAATGCGTACTGCGGCCACTGTCGGCGCAGCCCTGTCGTCTTCGGCATTTGCCTTGGCCGTACCTGCCTAATTAAACTCCCCACCTTCGGGTGGGGGTTTTTAACCTAATTAGGAGAAATACTATGGCAACAGCATCGGCAGTAACTGTACGTGCAGGTAACGATCAATTTCGTGGCCTGTTTTCTGATACGTGGCTGGTAACAGCTACACTTGACGCTGGCTCGTTAGTAGATGGCGCTGGCGAAACTGATGACGTAACCGTTCCAGGCGTTGCCTTGGGCGATATGGTCATTGGCGCATCATTGGGCGTGGATTTGGTTGGTTTGACTGTTACTGGCTACGTTAGCGCAGCCAATACTGTTAAATTCCGCATCCAAAATGAGTCAGGCTCTACCGCTGACTTAGCATCTTCAACATTGCGCATCGTTGTAGTTCGTTCATTAGCATAAGATTCAGGGGCTTCGGCCCCTGATTTTTTAAAGGTTGTTATGGCTACATTTAGATGTCTTCAAAGCGGTCAAACTGTTGAATTTACGCATCCGCATGACGTTGAAAGTATGAAAGGCCATGCGGGATACGAGCGCATTGATGAGCCTGAGACTTCAGGCGATAATGACGAACATTTGGTAATTATGCGGCCACCAGAGGCGCAGAAACGGCCTGGAAGGCCAAGGAAAACCGGTCATGTCGGACATTGATTTGCGCGAATTTGGCAAGCTAGAAGCTCAAGTTGAAGTGCTTCAGGTTGAAGTTAGCGCACTGCGCGAAGACGTCAAAAAATTGTTGGCTATGGCCAACAAGTCGAAGGGCGGCTTTTGGGTCGGTATGGCCATTGCGTCAGCCATGAGCGGCGCGGCAGCATTCGTTATGGATCGAGTCTTTTTTAGATGAAAGACGGTCTATTAACTGGCAAAACCTGCCCGATTGCAACGCAAGACATATCGGTTAATCTCAAAAACCGTAATCATGCGTTTAAAGAATACGGTTATGGCCCACCTAATCCAGATGAAGCCAACACGGCTTTCTGGATGAAAAAGGCCACGATGTACAACGCGCCGACCAATACCGTCAAAGGTATGAGATGCGGAAATTGTGCGGCGTTTATTCAGACGCCAAAGATGATGGAGTGCATTGTTGGCGGGTTGGAGAAGGACGAAAACGAAGATGAATTGTCGTATGACGAAGAATTTGTAGCAGCGGCTGATTTAGGCTATTGCGATTTGTTCCAGTTTACTTGTGCAGCGGCTCGCACTTGTGATGCGTGGAAGGGCGGCGGCCCTATAACTAAGGATTAAGATATGTCAACATTTCAGTTAGACCCTAATCAAGTGGCTTTGGGTGTAGGTTCTATGGGTACTACCCAAGCGGCTACAGTAACAACTAGCAGCGTACAGATGACTGCATTTGGCGCAAACACTACCCTAATTCGCATTGCTTGCGCCAATGGTCATTGTCATTTTGCGATTGGAGCTAATCCAACTGCTTCAATTACAACAAGCCCATTAATCGGCAATAATCAATCAGAAATTATTGCTGTAACGCCAGGGCAAAAGATTGCTTTTATTAAAGATGCCGCAGTGACCACTTCTACAGTAACTGTTACGGAGTTAATATGAAAAAAGCAACTGGAGCTAAAAAGGTTGGCAAGGTCATGGGCGAGTATAAAGCCGGTACGTTACATTCTGGCAAAGGTGGCCCTGTAGTGACAAATCGCAAGCAAGCGGTCGCTATTGCCATGAGCGAGGCCAAAATGCCTATGAGAGGCCAACGCACTGCTAAGAATAAGATGGGAAAAATGAAATGAAAAACGGACTGTACGCGAACATCAACGCCAAGCAAGCCAGAATAAAAGCTGGTTCAGGCGAAAAGATGCGCAAAGTAGGTAGTAAAGGCGCGCCGACTAAGGCTGATTTTGTACAGTCGGCTAAAACAGCGAAAAAGCCTAAAAAATGATTAAGCGCGGCAAAGAGGAGTTCTCAGGTTACAACAAGCCTAAAGCGACTCCAAGCCACCCTACCAAATCCCATGTGGTGCTGGCTAAGGCTGGGGATGAGGTCAAGCTGATTCGTTTTGGTCAGCAAGGCGCTACTGGCAGTCCAGACGGCACAAAACGCAATGAAGCATTTAAAGCGCGGCATGCCAAGAATATTGCCAAGGGCAAGATGAGCGCGGCTTTCTGGGCCAACAAGGTTAAATGGTAACCAAAAATAAAGTAATTTCTTTATAATAGGGGCGATGGCTTCTTCCCATTGGGGATAGGCAAAAGCTGGCTCTGTTAAGTTTTGCGGGGAAGCGAATGACCTATCTTGAAATTGTAAATTCTATTCTGGTGCGATTGCGTGAGCCGACGGTGTCAACTGTCGGCCTTGATGCGTATTCGACCTTGATCGGCAAGTTCGTTAATGACGCCAAGCGCCAAGTCGAAGACGCTTTTGACTGGAATGTTCTCGGCCAAGAAAAAACTGTCACTACCACCTCCGGCACGTATGTCTATTCGTTGACCGGCGCAGGTCAAAAATTCCGTGTATCAAGCGAGCCGTTAAACACGACTAGCAATGTCGTCATGCGTCAAATCAGCGTGTCCGATATGCGTCAAAAGCAAAACTTCACCCCGATTGTCACCAACATCCCAGCGCAGTATTGCTTTGAGGGTGTTGATGCTAATGGCGACGTTGAAGTTCAATTATATGGTCGCCCTGATGGCGTCTATACGATTAAGTTTTTCCTGACTATCCCACAAGCAGCGCTGGCGTCCGATGGAACATCAATACTGGTTCCTGATGTAGTGGTTGAGCAAAATGCTTATGCACGAGCGCTAGTTGAGCGTGGCGAAGATGGTGGGTTGAGTTCGTCAGAGGCTTACAACTTATATCGCTCTATGCTTGCTGATTACATTTCATTAGAGGCCACTCGCTTCCCTGAAACGCAGGAGTTTGTTCCAGTATGAGTCAAGCACTTGAACGATTTAGCGTTAACGCACCAGGCTTTTATGGCTTGAATACGCAAGACTCGCCATTAGATTTGGCGGCTGGATTTGCATTGACTGCGATTAACTGCATTCTGGACAAGTACGGTCGGATGGGCGCACGTAAGGGATGGACGAAAGTTAATACCAGTTCGGGCAATTTGGGCGCTAACGATATTGGCGTCATCCACGAATTGGTGCTTACTGGTGGATCGGTAACGACTCTATTTGCTGGAAACAATAAGATATTCAAATTAAGCGGCACAACCGTTACTGAGTTGACCTATGGCGGTGGTGGTACAGCACCAACCATTAGCGCCAACAACTGGCAGTGCGCATCGTTAAATGGAGTAACATATTTTTTTCAGTCCGGTCATGACCCAATAATTTATGACCCAGCGGTTAGTTCAACAACGTATCGCCGAGTAAGTGAAAAGTCTGGCTATGCTGGTACGGTTCCATTAGGAAATATTTGCATTTCTGCGTATGGTCGCTTGTGGATTGCTAACAGTACGTCAGATAAAACAACGCTAACCTTTTCTGATTTGATTGCTGGACATATTTATACCGGCGGCACATCAGGCACATTGAACGTCAATAACGTATGGGCTAACGGTGCTGATGAAATAACCGGCCTAGCAGCGCACAACGGCTTTTTGTTTATCTTTGGCAAGCGCCAGATTTTGGTTTACCAAGGTGCGACAACACCTAGCACAATGTCGTTGTACGACACCGTGGTTGGTATCGGTTGCCAATACCGTGATTCAATCCAAAGTACTAACACCGATGTCGTATTTTTGTCCAACAGCGGTGTGCGCTCAGTTCTTAGAACCATTCAGGAAAAGTCTGCGCCATTTCGTGACTTGAGTAAGAATGTTCGTAATGACTTGATGCAGTTGGTAGCAGGTGAAACACCGGCGAATATTAAAGGCGTTTATTCAGAAATAGACGCATTCTACTTATTGACGTTCCCAACGGCGGGTCAAGTCTATGTGTTTGATACGCGAAATGTTATGCAGGACGGATCAGCGCGGGTAACTACGTGGAACGACATTAAGCCAACGGCAATGTATGCGTTACGCAATGGCGACCTATTGATTGGTAAGAATGGTTACGTTGGTAAATACGGCGGATATCTTGATGACACTAGCACGTATCGAATGCAGTATTACACCAATCATGCCGACTTAGGTGATGTGGCCGTTACGTCAATTGTTAAGCGCATATCCATTGTTGCTATTGGCGGATCAGACCAAGTGGTAACGATTAAATGGGGTTACGATTTTTCTGAAAACTATTTGTCTCAGAACGTATCTGTTCCAACCCAAGGTATTTCTGAATATGGCACGGCTGAGTATGGTGCTAATGGCATACCTGTTGCGCAGTATGCCGGTGGTATTGTGATTCAAAATCTGTTTTCTCAGGCAACTGGCTCTGGTAAAGTTTTTCAAACAGGCTATGAAGCCGAGGTGAATGGCTTTGAATTATCGATTCAAAAGATTGAGATTTTGGCCAAGCATGGCCGCATAAATTAAGGGGTAGGTAATGTCTGACTATACCAAATCGACCGACTTTGCATCTAAAGACGCGCTGCCATCGGGCAATGCGGCCAAGATTGTTAAGGGTACTGAGATTGACACAGAATTTAATAACATCGCGGTTGCTGTAGCTACTAAAGCTGACTTAGCCTCACCAGGCTTTTCTGGCAGCCCAACAGCACCAACGCAATCAACTGGTGACAATACGTCTAAGTTGGCTACAACAGGATTTGTGCAAGCTGCATTAAGCGCTTTGTACCCTGTTGGCTCAATCTATACCAATGCGGCTGTTAGCACCAACCCTGCGACGTTGCTAGGGTTTGGTACATGGTCAGCGTTTGGCGCTGGTCGTGTCATGGTTGGTCTTGATGCAGGAAATGCAGCGTTTGATACAGCGCAAGAAACTGGTGGTTCGGCTGACGCTATTGTTGTTAGCCATAGTCACACGGCAACATCAAGCGTTAGCGACCCTGGCCACAACCACACTGTTGGCATACAGACTAAAACACTTGATCAAAATGCTGGTGGTTCAAGTCTTGCTGGCGCAGGTACAACAACTACAAGCACGGCGAGCACAGGCATTAGCGTTAGCACCAGTATTAGCACCACAGGTTCAAGCGCAACAAATGCTAACTTGCCGCCGTATATTGTTGTTTATATGTGGCGCAGAACGGCATGAGCGCCGTACTGGAAGATGTTGGCGGTGAGATTACGCACCATTTTTCAGATGGCTTGTATGCCAAGGAATCATTCGTTCCTGCTGGCACAGCCATACTGAAGCACACACATAACTTTAGCCACTTATCTATTTTGGCTAAAGGGCGTGTTGCAGTAATGAAAGGCGAAGTCATTGAAATCATTGACGCGCCAGCATGTATTGAGATTAAAGCAAATGTGATTCATGGCATTAAGGCCATGAGTGATTGTGTCTGGTTTTGTATCCATGCGACGGATGAAACTGATCCGGCCAAGGTGGATGAAGTTTTAATTAGAGGGGAATGATATGCCA